GGGCCCATCATAAAAAGTCTATTTCGAACAGTAAACTTCTTTACAAGTCGAACACGAAATATCTAATAGATTAATATTAAATACTTCCATTTCTAAATGCTTACAACACTTATCTTTACAGTTAGCACAATCTAAATTACCAAGTGCATCATAAACACATTTAGTTTCTGAACAAAACATTCCTTCATTTCTGTTAGGAAAGTTTCTACAACAACTAGGACGAGTTTCATAAATGCTACAAAGTTCGTCAGCGTTTAAGTAAGGACAGCTTATACTCATTAGACCTCTTATGGTGGACCCGGGGAGAATCGAACTCCCGTCCACAGTGCCTTCACTACGAAGGAATTACAACAATTCTTTACTTGTCAGAGCCGTATACTTCAACTACGACTCTGCGATTTTCACCACGTCCTTGTACTGTTTTGTTAGTGGCCACAGGATCACGTTCGCCCTTGCTGTCAACATAAACACGAGCTGGTTCCAGACCTTTGGCAACTAGATAATTTCTAACTGCATCGGAACGACGCAGACCCAGGTCCAGATTGTATCTGTCAGAGCCTATGCTGTCAGTATGTCCAGTTGCAATAATTACTTCAACATTTACGGAGGCCAATCGAGATATCAACTGATCCATGGCTACACGACCTTCGGGTTTGAGTACGTCGCGGTCAAAGTCAAACAGTGTGCGTGATAGATAAGTTACGCGAAGAGCTTGAACCGTTTTCGCCACAGGTTTTTCTGCTTCTGCTTTGGGTGCTATCTGGGCCGGTGTTGCTGGTTTAAGAGCGCCATCACATTCTGCAGCAGCAGTTGCTGGAGTCCAAGCACTGTCTCTCCAGCATAGGCCTGTTGAGTTAACAACAACACCAGCTTGGCTGATCCAGTTATCATGAGCTATTGCTGTCGAGCTCATGATCAATAATCCAAATAATACGTTACGCATCGTGATTCCTTTTAAAAAACTATTTATGGTGGGCCCACTAGGACTTGCACCCAGACTCCAACGATTATGAGTCGTTTGCTTTACTATTTAAGCTATAGGCCCCAGTTACCATTATAACACTAAGGACGGTAGTTGTCAAGCCACCGTTTAAAATCCCCGTATAAATTAATCATCACTGCTTCGGAACTGCCAAATATAACGATCTGTTTGGGTATCATTTGTTTGGTCATGATATAGTAAGGTGACTGTATTTTTCTATCCATTTCCAACAATCGATCACTGTTCATGCTTTTTGGATCAGTGATATCAAATGTATAGTGTGTCAGGTCAAGCACTCGATCAAATATAAGATAGCCTGCGTGAGTAAGTCTTAACCCACCAGTTGATCTAATGTTATGCCACCAGGTTTTCATTGCAATTTTTTCAGTGATGCCCAAATCTGTGTCTAACCGACCGACTAAGTCATGAGTTAGTTTTTGTCGTAGATCTCGCACTTCAAGGAAAAATTCTTTCGCCTTGCTTGAGTACCACCACACTAAACTTATCAGTTTTAAATTGTGTATTGAGTTTTTTGGCCAGATTGATAGCGTGACCAGGATTGCTGAAACTGACCTTTTTGTATTTGGGCCCAGGGTATTGCACCAAGAGATTTGATGTTTTGAGATTGATAGGTTTGCTGTCATAAAACACTGCCCACACTCCTTCACTACCCAAAACCTGTTCGGTTTTGTAGGTAACTCGATTTGTAATTTCGGCAAGTACTGTTGGCTTAGGGCGACTCATGGTGTATTATTTATGACCGTAATATACCAATATTAATAACTACCACCATCCATTTGAACGGTGATCGTTTCTTCACTACTGTTTTTATTTACAGCGGCTGAACGCACAGCTTCCAGGTCTAGTAATAGGCGTGTGATATCGGCCAATAAGTCTTTGGCTTCGGTTATGGTCAAAACTAAATCGCGACCACCTCTGGCATCTTGTCCTTGTACTCGGTCGATGAACCGATGTATGTGCAGGCTCATCTATGCACCTCATTCAAGAATGGATCTAACCAAGGTGCGGTCCAGCCTTCGGGCTTGAGTACTTTGCCATCTGCACGTTTGATAACCCTTCCTGATTCAGGATCAATCTTGTCAAGGTTACTGCGCATGACTTCATTCCAGGCACCTTCGGCATCGGCACCCATGCTGTGTATAGCACCAATGGTGACAACCAAGATGTCAATCAAGGCATCAAGGTCTGTGACCGGATGCTGGCTGTCTTCAAGTTCTTGTACTTCTTCTCGAATCAAATCAAGATATAGTGCGTACTGATCACGATTCTCGACTCCTACGGTTTGACCGCAGGCCTGCATGAAACTGGCCTGGTCTCGAAATGGATTAGTCATATACAACCTCCTGTGAATTAAAAAATGGTCCATGATATGGATAGCGTTGTAACATAATCAATTTTGGATCCTGAACAGTTCGCCACTTACGACCTTTCTTGACCGAATACCAACCAGCCGCAAACCAACTACGACTCTTGGCGGTCTTGGTATAGAGTGGCAAGGCATGTGGTACGTCCCAGACCGGATTGTGTACACGACTGGCAGTAGGATAATCATGCACTGAATGTGTAGCCGACGATCTGGGTCTCGTTCGAATCATGGGTGGGTCAAACCGCACTCCAGTTCTTTGTTCGACCATGCGTATGGTTTTGTACTGCGTGATCTGATTGTTTAATCGGACTTGGTATCCACCGGCACAGGCTTCCACGTTGCCGACCTTTTCATCATTCTGTTGTAATATCCAAAACTTTTTGTCAATTACGGGTTTCGCTACTAGCATTAGTTCTCCTTGATCTACATTGTTCCTGCACGGTCACTGGCACATCTGGATGCCATCCACCGATTAACTGTCTACAATCATACCTTACGACCACAGTGTCGGATTCTACAACATGCATGAGCGAGATAAAAAAAATTATGGTCCCAACCACACCGACAGAAATAGATAATAGCAACTTCATTCTAACACTCCTGCATAGGTAAGATTCATCCAACGTCCAAAATGTTCAGCACTTTCACTGCACTTGTTCAATTCATACTTGCCACAGAACTGCATAAATCTCACACCCACTTGTCCCACATCCTTGTGACTGATCTGTTCACGAATAGCAGTATCTACTATCAGTTTAACATCTTCAGGTTGTGCTGTCAAGTCAATCAAGGTTCTGTTGCGTTCGTAATCGTCTAATACCTTATGCTCTACACCATCCGGATCAGTCCAGCGTTGTAACATCATGTTGTTCCAGTTGTAGCCTTTTCGGTCTTTGTCTGAGTATGCTTCTTGGAGCCCGACCTTGTTCTTGGTGCCTTTGGTCCTGACACCCGGGTAGGCGCTAAACACATTGTCGCTACTATCACCGCGCATGCATTTTTCAAACAGAAGCCACGCTGGGTCAGGGATTGTTTTAGCTTGTTTTGTTTTTTTGTCGATAACCGGGTTACCTTTGGCATCAAAAATTCCTTGTATGGTCAATAGCTCATCACTAATGCCGTTGTATTGCGTGACATTAGCGGCTAATAATTGTACAAAATCAGTATCGCTACTGATAATTATGTGTTCGTCTTGGGGGTGTAGGGCAATCCATCTTGCTATAATATCGTCGGCTTCGGCAGTTGCGCACCGTACAACACTACAGTTGGTTCTTTCAGACAAGTATTTAGTCAGGTTATCGTAGGTTTCCCAGAACATGGCATCTTCTTCTTGCTCTTTTTCTGTGAGTGCAGCACGGGCTACAGCACGATTGGCCTTGTATGGTTTATAGTGATCCTTGCGCCAACTACGTCCTTCTAGGGCAAAAACCACATGATCTGCTTCAAATCTGCGGGCCACTTTGTTGGCAGCCATCAAGGTAATATGTAGCGCAAATCCAATTTTTTCCCAGGTATCACTGGCTCTAAAAGCACCATGTCTAGCTCTAAAGAACATGTTGGCTGTGTCAATCAACACATAACGCATACGGCACCACCTTAAATATATTTGTTTTCAATAATATATTGTAACATAAAACGGTGAAAAATGCTATGGCCATCCTTGCC